TATTCTTGACCGAGATAGTAGCAATCATAATCGGCGTGTATATCGCCGCTGTTCTTTATGCGAGGTTCCCGGGATGAGTTTCTTATCACGTCGCAAGCAGTTCAAAGGGATAGGTAGCCAACCGAGAACCGTGGCGTGGACACAGGCGGCAGCCGACTTCCATAATGCACACGATACTTGCGAGATGTGCGGGTCAAAGGAAGGTTCGCTTAATGTTCCTGATGCCAAGTTGGACGGCGCAACCGGAGATCAGTGTCAACTCGAGGCACACGATGTTCTACCGTACCACAAACTCACAACGGCACAACAGAACGACTATGACTTCATCTTGGCGAACTTCATAATGCTGCATCATTTTGAACACCACAGGTTTGCTCATGGTTGCGATCCCGAGTGCTGGCATTATAACCCGAACATACGGCAACTCGCCGCACTGATGCTTGCGGCACGATCGAGTTGTGTTGAGTAGGTGATTGAATGACACTCGCAAAGGATGTTAAACACGGCAAAAAGATCTACAAGATCTACAAGATCGACGACGTTAAACCACTCGGCGACATCAACGACGACAACGGGCCGATCACGTTCACTATAACAACGGACGTCCGCGACAGGGATCGTGACATCGTTGATCCTGCCGGAGTTATGGTCGAGAACTTCACCACAAACCCGGTGATGCAATGGGCGCACAACTACGACGAGATGCCTGTCGGCAAATCTGTATCGCTGGTAGCGACCAAGATCAAGGCAATCAAGGACGGCGCAACAGTTGAACAGAACGCGATACAGGCAAAGGTCGTATTCCAACCTGATACCAATTACCACGAATCTTATGCAGGCATTCGCGGGTCAATGATTCGTCGAATGTATCTGACAGGATTCCTCAATGCCGTCTCAATAGGCTTTGATCCTATGGAATGGGAGGACATCGAGGAAAAGGACGAAGGCAAGAGCGCCATTATCGCATTTAACGACGGAACAAGGTTTACAAAGTGGGATCTATTAGAGTTCTCCGCAGTTCCGGTACCTGCGAACCCGCAAGCATTGATTGACAGGTCAAAGTCGTTCGGTTATGACGAAGCCAAGTCTATGCTCAAGGCGTGGACACCGGAAGCAATCAAGTTCTGTACGGGCGATGATTGCCCCCTCAAGGAATCGAAGTGCGCTCACATCACCGAGATCACGGAGCGGATTCGGGAACGTGAGGAGGCAAAGACATGACAATCACGGACACTGACAAGAGTGATTTACAAACCGCAATCAACAAGGAGAGTTTGTCGGATCTGTCAGCATATCACCGGCGCTTGCATCAATTTGCAGCGCAAGGCAATTTGATGACAGGTTTTACACAGGCCGATATGAATTGGCTTCACTCTCGAGTTGAAACGGCGATGTGTGCGTGGCACAAGAAGGACGACCCGCCGACTAAATGCGCCGATCCTTCTCCTCTAGAATGGAAAAAAGGATTCGGCGGAACGGAGGCAAGTATGAGCGAACAAGAAACGAAAGTATATGAGGATAAGATCGCCGGACTCGAGGCGACGATCGCCGAACTTAAAGCAGGGCGCGTCCTGAGTGCGGCGAACGAAGGCGATCTTAGGGACGCAGTAGCGGCACACAACTCCGGCGTCAAATTGACGAACGGGGTATTGAACCAAGTGACAGGTACACCCGGACCGGGCGGGCCGGGATCGAAACCAAATCAAGGCGACAATCCTGCGCCGAATCCCGACGCGGGAGATGCGACACCGGCATCAGGCACGAACGCGGCGTCGCCCGATGAAACAAAGGGCGAGATTGCTACTGTCCCCGCAGTAGTGACAGAGAACACGGAACCGATTGTCGTCGAGACTGATAAAGGGGAATCTGATGATGACATTATAGTCGTCGATGAGGATGAGTTGCGGGCCGTTCTACAAGGCGAGGGCGGCGAAGTAAAAGACGAATCTGACGACGAGATTGTTGTTGTTGACGAGGACGAACTACGAGCAGTCCTTGAAGGCAACGGCGCGGAGGCATAACATGGGCGAAATACGAATGACTCGTTCTCAGTTGAACGATCTCATGGGCAAAGATGGGATCAAACGAGAGACGAAGTACACACGGCAACAGCTTCAAGATATGTTCTTGAAGCGAACTGGACAAACAAAAGACGAACTCAAGGGTCAAACCCATGAGGCAATTGACCGACAGAACCTTGCGATCCGCACGGCACTCGCAGGCGAGGAACAGTATGCGGAAGCAAACAAGTTTGAAAAGGTCGATCCACTTGGCGGACTTATAATCGCATACGCGAACGCCAAGGGTAACGTCAGGGATGCTCACTTTTGGGCGCAGCGGAAGTTTGGTGACAAATCCAAGATCACCAAGGCGCTCGAGGTTGCCATTCCAACCGCAGGCGGCATGATGGTTCCCGAGATACTCTCGGACGAAGTGATTGAACTCTTGCTTGCCGCGACGGTCATGCGATCAATGGGATGCACGATCATGCCTCTTGTCAACGGACAACTGAGCATCACACGGCAAACCGGCGGCGCAACGGCAGCGTATCTCAGCGAAGGCGGGAACATCACCTACTCGCAGCTACAAGTCGGACAGATTAACCTACAAGGTCACAAACTCGGAGCAATCACGGCGATCTCAACTGATCTCCTTGACTTCTCACAACCGAACGTTGACCAAATGGTTCGCAACGACATCGTAAAACAAATGGCATTGAGAGAAGATCTTGCATTCATCGAAGGTAACGGCGCACTCGCCACACCTGTCGGAATGCGGAATCAGATGACTGCGGCAAATGCAATCGCAATGACCGCAACTCCATCGGCAGTAACGGCAACAACCGACGCCGCGAGAATGGAGACAGTTCTCGACAACGCCAACGTACCCAACACAAAGCGAGGTTGGATAATGCGGCCGTCAAACAAGAACTGGCTCGCACAAGTGAGGGAAGCAACAGGCATGCTCGCGTTCCCAACAGTACAGGCGAACAACACATTTTGGGGACACCCAATCGCAACCACGACTCAACTGAGCATGGACGCACCGACAACGAACTACATCTATCTTGCCGAGTTCCCCGAGATGATTATCGGCGATGCCATGACGATGAGAATCGACGCTTCGACCGAGGCCGCTTACGATATGAGCGGAACCTTACTCTCGCCATTCAGCAGAGACGAGGCAGTTATTCGTGCGATTCAAATGCACGACTTCGGAATGCGACATCCCGCATCCGCCGCTGCATTAACCGGCGTGACATGGGGCAACGTCTAATCGAATGGCGTTATCAAACGGAGGAAGTAACATGGCATGGAAAAGTGGAATGATTGGACAGGCGAGGATCAAGCAGCCCGAGAGCGGCCCGGTGACACTCACCGCGTCCGGCGCCGGTTCAACGATCACCTCAACACCGACGGCATACGCAATCGGAACCAACAAGGCGTTTAACGCAGTCAGGGCGATATTCCCGTTCATTAAAACGGGAGGCGGCGGCGCGGTTGCAGTTCAACTCGAGTTGCAGTCCGACAGCGGGACATCGAACGCATATCAGAGTGTCTCGTTGCCTTCGTATGTTGCAGGCACGGCGAACGCTCCAACGATCACGCCTGTCGGCACGGATGCGGCACATGGATACGTCGCCACGACAGGGCCGGGTGTTGTTGAAGCAATGTGGGATCTTGACAATGTCAAGGTCAACGCGAACCTCAAGATAAAGATCTCGGCAACGTTCGTCGCCGCGTCAGTTGATGCAGTGGTCGGAACACCTTTGCTCGAGTTCTTCAACGCTCGAGAGGAACCACCTACGTCGACAACCGAGGCAACGTCAGCATAAGGGGACAATAGTCCCCGCTCCTTTTTTAAAAGGAGGTCAAAATGCAATTAGTCAGATTTCTAAAGGAATATAACGGTCACACAAGCGGCTCGTATCAATGGTACGACGAAGTTATGGCGGGCAACTTGATTAAAGGCGGCACAGCGGTCGACGCAACCAAAGAATACCTCAAGGCAGTTAATCCAATGAAAGAAGAGGAAGTCGAGGAAGTAAAGGCAATGAAGGCAGTTGACGCACCAAAGAAAAACAAAATGGTTCGTTCACCTGTTAAAAAGAAGTGATGCGTCATGCCCGGAACTTCATCACGAACAACACTCGGGCCGAATTGCGTCGACACGGAACAGATCTTTGACGGCGCGGTAACTGCCCCGAAGTTAGATCCAAGTATAGTCGGCGTTCTCCCGTTGATAGTAACAACGGCACAGCGAAAGGCGCTCACACCGACGACAGGGCAACAGGTCTACGACACGACGCTTAATCAGCCAGTTTGGTATAACGGCACGGCATGGACTGACGCAACCGGAACGCCACTCGTCGGGGGATAATGCCCGAGACTCAGTATATCAAACCGCAAGAACGCGGCGGCATTGGATATGAGTATGAGGTATTTGACCCAAAGGTCATCATTAAAAACAATACTCACCCATTCCCGCATGAGTACCACAATTGCTCAACGTGCAAGCGTTCAAGTTGTCAAACAACGCAGCCGCGAGGAGTACAATCGTGGTGCGGGTTTAAGATGAAGTGGCAAATGGAGCGCAAGGATCTATTTGACAACGGTTGTCCGGCACACCTTCGCAAGATCCCAAGGGCGGACATCTAAAAGGAGAAATTAACATGGTTGGAACTATGTATGAAGGCGGGCCGCTGAGAATGGTCGGACATCCGACGGAGCGAATCAATTGGCTCACGGACACGATCAAACTCGCACTCGCTAAATCATCAACGAACTCGCCGACGTATGTCCCGAGTAACGAGACTGAGACCAGTTATACCACGATCGCGGCGGCAATGGAGACGACCAACGGCGCGGGCGCAGGTTACACGGCAGGCGGACAAGCGGTCGCAACGCCAACACTCGGGATGATAACGGATTCTGATGACGGGTTACGCTATCTCAAATACAACGGGACAGCACCGGCCCCGTGGACATCATCGACGTTTGTGACTGAGGGCGGCGTGGTCTACGACTTCACGGCGACAAACAAGCCGCTGATATGTTATCTTGACTTCGGAGTTGAGAAAGACGTCACTGCCGGAACTCTGACGGTTGTATTCGATGCGAATGGAATCTGTCGACTGAAAGTAGTTTAATCGGAGATACGAATCGTGGCTCTTGCTATTTACTACACGTTCGCAGCGGACTCGGAGACCATAACAAACTATGGCAGCGGCGGCCCGAGTGGCAACGGTGGAGCAAATTTCTCCGGTTGGCACGCGACCAACGCCAACGGTGCGCCTTATCCTTATTACGGGCCGTTCTCAGCGGGCGGCGACGCGATTGTAGTTGCGAGCACCGACTACAACACCGCAGGCACGGGCGCATTCGTTCACTCTTGGGAGATCGGCTTCTACTATAATGGCGCAGGTGTCAACGGAACAATCTCCAAGATCTACGACAAGGCATGGGGCGCATACTCGATCTATATCCAAAACGGGTATATCCTATTCCTCCGTGCTGGCGCGTCCGCCGGGTCATCGGTCTATTGGTCATCGAACCGGGCGCTCACCGCGGGCAAGACCTACTACATCCAAGTTTCGGTAAACATCCCCGCGAATCCGCAGTCGTGCGCCGCTAGTAACGTGAGCATTTGGGTTGGGGCGACTCCATCGGGCGGCACGCCTGTCGCACCAACGGCCACGTCGGTCGCAATGACAAAGAACTGCTCCGATTCATCGTGGCATAACACCGACTCCGGGTATCAGGCAGCGATTGGCAACTGTTCCGCAGGATGCACGAATTACAACATAAACTTTGATTTGATTGTGTACCGCGAGTACAGCGCCGAGGCTAAGAATTGGGCGTCGTTCTCGGACTTCGCAGCGGATTCCGTTCGATGGAATCCTTCGGTCGCAACAACGATCTCGGCCACTCCAAACACACTGACACCAATCCTCGGTCAGATCTACGAAGTCACCGGCACACTCCAAACAACGGCAGGCGTTAAACTCGCAGGCAAAGCACTCAACGTTTGGTACACGACCGACGAGGAGACATGGCATGCGGAGGTTGGGTATTGCACGACCGACGCAAACGGCAATTATTCGTACGAACAAACGGCCATCGCACTCGAGGACGAGTATGTTGTCTTTCCCGGTGACACCGGCCACGGAAGTTCAACGAGTACGATCTTTAAGAGTCGTGGACAGAAGATGCCGATGAGTATCACGATGTCCGCGAGCACCACGACTCCGGCGGTCGGCTCACTGTTTGGACTCTCCGGCGTGTTAAGCGGAATGGGTGTCGGCCTCGACTCGGCAAGCATCAGATTATGGACAGGAACGTCTCAGTCCGGGCCGTGGACTCCGTCAGGTGGGGCGATCGCCGCAACGACTGACCCGAGCGGTGAATATACGATTGATGTCACTGCGGTCGCGGGCGTGACGTGGTACGGGGTCAGTTATGACGGCGATGCGACACACCTTACATGCTCATGTTCACCGACTGCAATTGCGATCACAGGCGCGAGTGTTAGTCAAACAGTGAATGCGATCTCTCCTCCCGATATGGCGATAGCAACTTTGCCACTCGGGACTGCGGGCGCGTGGATAGCATTGCCAGCGGTCGTGCCTGCAATGGAAGCAACGGCGGGGGCAAACCCGACAATAACGATCGGTTTTACCGTCACGACGACCGTCGTGGGAATGGAGATCGATACTGTCATCGTATATTGCGATGTCATGCACCTCTATGAGTTTGTATTCCCGGCAGTTGCGACAGGCAACGAGTTCACAGCGAGACCGCTGATCGTCAGTCAACTTAGCACGCACGTCAACACTGAGGTCGTCGGCGATTGCGTCGTCGAGACAGAGAACTACACAAGCGTGCAACAATCGGAGACGGCGACGACAACTGTTGTCCCGGCGATGGAGGCGGAAGTTTGCGACGCTTACGGCGTGATTGCCTATAATAAAGTCCTCGACTTTGACGTCGTGGTCATAGATGAGGCCGATGTCGCAACGTATGTGATCGACAGTGAGGATCTCACGGGTATCGTGACCGATTCAATTGATATTGTTGGGGAGGTAGCAACCGAATGAGCATAGGCTATAAAGTGACGGAAGTGGACAGCGGCGGCTTACCAATTACAACGCCGATGGCCGCAACGCCGACCGGCGTGGATATTAACATCGATGAGCGGGCATCGCTGACGGTGAACATCCATTTGTTCACACCTGCCGGAGATCCCCGAGACATCACTGATTATGATATTACGTGGAATGCCACGTTCAACGGGGACATACTGATACCTAAAAGCACCGATGCCGGGAACATCACTCTCGCCGACCCGGTCAACGGGATAATCAACACGTTCAGCATATCATTCTTACCGACTGACACGCCGTTGCCGGACACTAAGACGATCGGCGTGCCGATCATCTATGACCACGAAGGACGACTGACGTATACAAGTCAGTCATGGATTGGGATACGAGGGCGGTTGTTTATCATGCCGTCACAAACATAGGAGGAATAAAAAGATGACAGGGAATCCGGGAGACGCAGGGTATGATCCAAACACTCAAGGAGTGCCAGTTAATATCGTAGCGGGCGGCAGCGGCGGCGGCAGCGGCGGCGCGGTGTCACTCTTGTCAACTGATCCGGGCCTCGTCGCTCTTGCAAATACAATCACAGCCGCAGTAGTCGCAATTCCGGGCTTTAACGGTAGCGTAACGGACGCAGTACTTGAAGCCACGGTAGACCAGCTTGCTCATTTCATAGCGGTTGCTCAAGTAGGGTCAACAACGGTTTACAGTGGTCAAATTGGTTCCGTAGCCGCATACGGGTCAGCTACAACAAACGGTGCGGCGATGACGACACAAACATGTTCAGAGGTAACAATCCAAGCACCGGTGGCAAACACAGTCACGGTTCTTTTTGGCACCTCGCCATCAACATGCTATATGGAATTAGTGGCGGGACGCGATTATACGATTGCCGTTTCAAACGTTAACAAGATTTTCATTAAGAGTTCAACTTCAGACACGACTCCAATGGTGAATTGGATTGCGAGGGCATAAATGAAAACACAGGGATTTGGGGCGCGTATATGTCCTACCGTTGCTCCGGCAGGTGGGGGCTGGACATGGCCGACGTGTTGGCCGACTATTACGGATTGTGCGGCAGGTAATATTGAGCTGGTAGTAAGCGACTTAGGGGAAGCCACGTATGCATTTAGCGCTACGACGAACTCAGGAACGTGGTCGATTACGTGGGGCGACGGCACAACGACGTCAGGGTTAGCAAGTGGCGCGACGGCTCCAACAACACAACACACCTATAGCATCGGCGCAAGCGCAGGCGTGGCGTTGACGTCAACTCAAGCTTGTGCAGAAGTCACGATACAAGCGCCCACCACAAACACCGTTATAGTGTTGTTCGGTTCGTCGGCCTCAACGTGCGTGATGCAGCTCGCTCCGGGGAGAGATTTCACCATACCCGCATCGAACGTCAACAAAATCTTTGTGATGAGTTCAACGGCGGATACAACTCCTGTAGTTAACTGGCTTGCGAGGGCGTAAACGATGCGCGCTCACAGTTTTGGCCAGACAGCCTACCCGTTTCAAAACGCGCACGTTAACCTCGCAAACTGCTTAGTCAATTTGCAGGATTGGCCGTCGGCAGGAACAGTAATTCCGAACGAAACGCCGAACTATCCTACATACGACGCCATACCCCACGCGAACCGTTACGTGCTCCAATCGACCGGCGCATCATCGTTCACCAACGACGGAGCCACCGATGGCATACGAATACCAGGCCAGACCGCTCCAGTCGAGAACATCGCAAACATCACGGTCGAGATAGGAGTATACCTCACCTCGCGCTCTGACTACACGTACTTACTCTCGAAAGGCGGTGCAAGTTCGGCAGGCTGGTGTCTCGCGCTATACCCAACAAATACACTCAGCCTTATACGCTTTGACAATAACGGCACATCACACATCAACTGGATAATGCCGAACGGCAGCTTTACCGCAGGCAACTTTTATGACATACAGTTCACGCAGGCGCTTGGTGTGTTCGGAACAGCACCAGTTGTCCATATAAACGGCGTACCACAAACACCTACAATGGCAAACACCGGCTCGGCCTCAACCTACCACACCGACGCATCGTATGATTTCATAATCGGAAACAATGACTGGCTGGGTAGTGGTGGCCCAAGTATAACCGTTTACTTCGCACGCATCTACAACGCAATACTGAGCACCGCGACGTTGTTAACTAACTTCCTCGCAGACAGGTGGAGATTCGGGCAGGTGTTCTAACCGTGGCAATTGAGAATGTAGAGTATAGTGTGCCGTTTACGTGGAACGGCATGGATTGGGTGATGCACACGGAGCAGATCAGCGGAGCATATATCGATACAACAACGGACTCCCTTCACCTGTTTATATTACTTGACCCGACGGGAAGTTCTACCGGCGGCCCGTATTGGCCATGGGTCGATCTAATATCCGCCGCACCCGTTCACTATGGCACGTTTCAATGCACAATGACCACGGACATATCGGCGATGATACTCGGAACGGCCGCCGGATTTGCCCCGGGGATGCCAAATCTAGCGTTTGCTATGTACGTTTGTGATGAAAATGTAAAACCGTTCCGTGGCGAGATTGGTATCGAACCATGTCAATGGGGCGATCCTACGTCCGAACCTATGTCATGGCTGGAGAATTCGCCGACCGACCCCGCATCTTTGGTCGGGAGAATAATGAGACCTTATGTTGCCGGGCCGAACGTGACGCACACGCTGACATGGGACTCTTCGTATGTCAAATGGGAGGCAGACGGCGGACTCTCCGGCCATGTTGAGAAGACATACTATAATGATACTACATGCACGTCACCAAAAGACACGGATGGCATGTTCGTGCGGCTGATGCTAAGCAATACACTCAACGGCGGGGATTTTCCCCCGGGACTATCGCAGGTCGAAGTAGTGCTAAGTAGTTTCATATATACGCCGAACCCTTTAACGTGGGGCGGCACACTGTCCCCGAACAAGACGGTTTATCAGGACGCGGATGACCAGCTTCTTTTCGTCATAACTGATGACAACGGAGTCGCCCGCGACATAAGCACCGCGACGTTCAACTTTACGGCGTACCACAATGTAACAGGTGACGTGCTGCAAAAAACACTCGGGTCGGGTCTCGCATTCGGGACGCCATCAAAAGGGCAGATCGCGGTCTTATTCTCTGCATCGGAGATGACAATTCCGGCGTTCATCTATGAGTATATATTGGAGATGACGATCACCGTCGCGGGCGTCACGACGACGAGCATCGAGGCGACCGGCTACCTCACCGTTGAGCCGAACCGGATTCTCGAGGAGACAGCATGAGATGTAATATCCAAACGATCACGCCGCCCGAGAAGTTCCCCGTCGCCCGGGCGGAGATGCTCAACTTCCTCCACATCGACGGCACGAATCCCGATATGATCGAGGACATCGTGTTCGTTGAGGATCTTATCTATGCAGCGACAGAGGCGATCGGTGACTACACGGGCCGGGCATTCATCACACAAACACTCAAGATGATTATGACGCCGACGATTAAACCGTTGATGCAAGCAGGACTCACGACATGGGCGTATGAGGGGTTCCCGCCGGTGATCCCAATATGGCGACCGCCGTGCCAACAAGTGCTCGACATATCGGTCGTCGATCAAGAGGGCGTCTTACATTCAGTTATCCCGAGCACCTACAACATTAATACGGGCTTAGAACCGGCGCTTATTCGTTTGAATTACGGCGCATGGTGGCCGTATTACTTGCACGGTTGGTATCAGATCACATTTATCGCGGGATATGGCGACAACGCGAAAGATGTTCCGGCTCAGATCAGAAACGCAATCCGCATAACCGTCGCTCAATGGTATGCCTCTCGAGAGAACTTAGATTATACGTTGCCAACGCAGGCAGTCGACTTAGTGGATGACTATGCGATCAGCGTCGGCGATTTGACCGGAGTGTGATATGCCTTTTCCTAAAATGAATTGGACTGTACAAAACCCGGGCCTTGCGAACAACTATGTCGCACAGCGCAACAAGGTTCGAATCCGACAACCAAAAGGCACGGTCGACGCCGCGAGAGCCACGCCGCCCGACTTCGAGGATTATCTTGTTGGCAACGGGAACGGTCTTTATGCAGAGATCCAACAACCAACGCCGCAGGATGCGATTCTCGCATTTGAACAGAACGTGAGGATAACGCACTCGATCAAGGTGCGCTATGATTCGAGGATCAAAGAAGATATGCAGGTATCATGGGTTTGGAAGGGCGTCACGCACTATGCTCGTATTCACAGTATCACCGACGTCGAATATCGCCACATTTGGTATCTGCTCAGTTGCGTCGAGCAAACAACACAGGCGGAGGCGTATCAATAGTGGTCGCAACGCAACAAGGCGGCATGGGCAAGATGACCTATTCGGTCAGCGGCGTGCCGGAACTACAAGCGAAGTTTGCAGCGGCCCCGGCAAAGATCCGAATCAAGATAATGGCGGATCTAAACAAATACGGCGTCGTTATTGCCTCGGCACTCCGCGCAAAAGCACCGAAGGATCAAGGCAACTTGCGGGCCGGGATTCACTCTGACCCAATGCTCGCCGCGGGCGACCTTGCAGTCATCACGATCCGCGGAAGTGCATCATACACGATGGCAGTCGACAAAGGAACCGCACCACACTTCCCGCCGTCGGCCGCGCTGGTAGGATGGGCGACACGGCATCCAATGGCCGGAGTCTCACCACAACAGAGCGCATTCCTAATCGCACGGGCAATCTCAAAGCGCGGAACAAGAGCACAGGACTTTATTGACCCGGTACTACTCCCGGCAGAGCGCGAGGTTGCATCGGTTATCAACAAGTCGCTCGGACAGGTGACACTATGACGCTGATCGCTAAAAAGACGGCGCAATGGGAACTGCGGGTAATGCTCGCCACGCTCTTAAACGGCACGATTCAGTTCACCAAGAACGGAGCCTCGTCAGTTGTCCCGGTATTCGAGACGATCCCGAAAGGGATGCCGCTCCCGTATGTATGCCTTGGCGATTGCACAGCGACGAACGAGGAGACCAAACAGGCGTTCATTGATGACTATATCATCGAGATCTATGTGTTCACCGACTATGGCGGAACGATGGACAACCTATCGATCCTCAATGTGGTCTATCAGGTGTTATCAACAGCTTACAACACGGGCGAATTGAATTTCACGCCGCCTTGTGATTTTAACATCGGCATGTTTTGGTTCGGAGCCGAGGAGACACGGCTGCTTGCAGAGGAAGGACTCGCAAAGCGTGTCAAAGAGGAGCTCGAGCAATCTAAAATCGAGTTACAGTTTAGGATTGAACAGGTGCGATAAACCGGGAGGTGCGTTGCATGGCAAAAAAGAAAGATACTGAGAACGCGAAACGGGCCGAGCCACAGAGCGATATGGAGACGCTTTACTATGAGGTCGGCAACCGGCTCGTAGATGAGGGAATTAATGTCAATGTGGACACACTCCCGAAAGTCGAAATAGATAATTTCGGAATGGCGATGATCCCGCAAACAGTGTTCTCGCCGCCTGACTTCCCGCCGTGGACTTTCACGGTGCGGATGACTTGTGTCGTAGCAAAAGGCTATGAGACAAAGACAAGGCTCGAGATCTTAAAGAACGCGGTGAGAGCAGCATTGATGAAAGAACCTCTTGCGATTCGGAACTTCACCGTTTCGGCGGTCGTAGTCAACGAACACAACACAAGAGAGGTCGGAGTTCGGAAGTCGGAACTCACGGTCGCAATAAAGGTCGAACATAAACAAAGGAAGTGATAGAAAGATGGCAGTACCTACATGCTATCCGGCAAGCTTCGAGAACGGAATGGTGACGAGGTTCTACGTCGACGCCAATCTAAGCGGAGCTTCGTCTTGGGTATCGATTGGGGGCGAAACGACCTCCAAGATGAGCGTTAAACCTGCAACCGCCGACGCAACGAACAAAGACAGCGCGGCAGGGTTGGCAATAGCGGTCGGTTACGATTGGTCAGTGACCCTTGATTGTCAATGGAACCTTACTGACCCCGGTCAAATGCTAGTGCGGAACATGCCTCTCGCTCTCGAGATGCGGCGTGTATCTTGGAAGCCTAACGGATCGTCCGTCGGTTATTACGGATACTCGACGATCGGGTGGGACAGCGACGCAACGAACCGAGCCGTGACCAAACTGAGCCTCACCGTGACAGGCTGCGGAATCCTGCAATATGCGTAATCGGAGGCGTTGAAAAATGGCAGCGACAGTTTATACGCCTCAAGTGATGAGCCTTACCGGGCTCGATCTGACCGCGTTGCTTGCCGCAGGGCAAACGCCCGGAGGACTGACCGGAGACTCGTTCGTCAACACTGGCCGCGAGTTCTTTGTGCATATCAACGGCACGGCATCACCGCACACGGTCACGTTCTCGGAGGGTCAGTGTTCTTATGGAGTCGAGCACGACAACCTCGAGACGACCGTGGCAAATGACGCCAAGGCATACGGGCCGTTCGATCCCGCTGCCTTTGGGACTTCAATCCCGGTCGCATTCGACTCGATAACGAACATCAAGGTCTTGGTCATACAGGTTCCGACGGTGTAAGGAGTGAAATAAGATGGTAGATCCAAATATTATAACTCCGCAAGTATCGACGATTGTCGACACCGGAGCACACGTTCCGCCACAGCCCCCCACAACGGGATTAAACCTGACGTGGTACACGCTGATTGCGGCGGACTTTGCGAACGGGATCTCGTTCCCCAATACGGGCCGTGAGGCGTTGCTTGTTCGGAGCACTTCGTCCTCAGTTGTGACCGTGACCGCGCAATGCGGGACGGCTTGCAGCCAAGGATATAAGTCCCCGCAGCACGACGTCATCGGTTCGCTCGCAGCGGGCAACGTGACGCCAACATTTAAGAGTCTCGGGCCGTTTCAGAAGTCCCGGTATAACCAAACAGTAGGTTCGATAGCGCCTGCGGCAAATAGCGTCCTTGTCAACTTCGCAGGCGACACGGCAAACGTTCAGATCGCAGTATTGTCGACCCCGTTGATCGGGGATTAAAGGAGTATAATAAAGAATCGTTATGGCGAATCCTCATAAAGGCGAGGTCGCGGTCGATTTCCATAAGTCAATCGCGGCGAAATTGATTAAACCGAAAGATCATCGGACTGTCTACCTCAAGTTAGATTATAACGCGATGGCCGATGCGGAGTTGCAGTTCCGCGGGAACGAATCGTTGCTTGCAGTTCTAAACAAGAGCGGCGGTGAACATCCCGAGAACGTCAGCTTCCATGATATGCGAGTGCTCTTAGCGTTCGCACTCCGACCGCAGTTCGGCGGGATGACAACGACCCTCGCGGGCAAGATCCTCAATGTTGAGGACTTTGGATACATCATCGAAAAGGTAGGCGAAGCAATCGGTCTTGCATTTGAAGGCACGATCGCGGGCAACGTCAAAGAGGACGGTGATGAGTTTCAGCACCCGCTCGACGAAGTCGAAGGTCTTGAGGAAGGTGAGGAAGCAGACGAAAAAAACTGAGCTCCTTTAAATGGGACGAGATACTCTCAGTTGGCCTCGGCGTTCTGAATCTCTCATACGACGAGATCTTTGCGCTGACGCCATATCAATTTCGGCAAATGTTCCTTGGATGGCAGGATAGAGAACGACATGAAGCTATAAAACGGGCGGAACTCTATGCGACCCTTCACAACGTCAATCGTTGGGATGAGAAGCAAGAGCCGATGCGAATTGAGGATATACTCCCGTGGTATCTCGATTATATCAAGGGCAAGGGAGTCAGTCGGCAACACTATTATGAAGAGCCGCAGTTCACCCCGCAACCGTTGGCCGTTGACATCGTTCCCGAGGAGTTGTTACTTCAAACGACAAGGTCACTCCTCGAGCAGTGGGGCCATGATCCTGACACGACTTCGCCGGAGTCTCCCGAGTGGGAGGAAGCGAATCGAGTCGCTCGACTATGTTGTGGCACTGACCTCACAGGCGAAGGCGGCATGGTCGTCGGACAAGGTGTCGTGATATACAAGGCGGACAAATCGGTTTGGGGCGAAGCTGGCAAACCGCCATGGGAAGTTGAGGACGAGAAAGCAGCGAAGGCAAGAGGCGAATAATGACAATTGGTTCGGTAGGATCTGACATAATTGTCAAGATCGGCGCTGATATGTCAGGTTTGAGCAGTGGGTTCAAACAGGCAGAGTCGGACGCAGGCGGCTTTGAGAGCAATCTTAAAAGCCACGCCGCGACACTAAGCAGCGTCGGAACCGGAATGACTGCCGCTGTCACTGTGCCCCTTGTCGCCATTGGCGCATTTGCAGTTAAAAGTGCAATGACCGTCGACAGCGCATTCTCCACGATGGCGAAGTCGACAGGACTGCAAGGGACGCAACTCACAAGTCTCGAAGGAAGTTGGAAGTCCGTTTATGCGTCCGTCCCGGTCAGTGCTGACACCTTAACGAGTGTCATTGACAAACTCAACAACTCTCTCCACCTCCAAGGCCCGGCGATGACTGAGGCCGCGACCTCGATGGTCAACTATGCCAAGGTGACGGGGACGGATGCCGCGTCCGACACGGACACATTCACGAAGGCGTTGTCAGGCGCGAACATGGGCCTTGCGGCAATACACGCGCCGCTCATGACTATTCCACAACTCACCGACATGATGACCGTTGGATTCCAAAAGACCGGCGTGTCAATCAGTGACATCGCCCCGGCGTTTGACAAAGGCACGGCGGCAATGTCGGCCATGGGTATGACCGTCCCGGCTCAGATCGCACTCCTCGATGGAATGACGCAGTCAGGATTAAAGGCGAGACAGATCGTTCCGATATTGACCGCAGTAGGCCCGGCAGCGAAGGCGGCAGGTGAAAGCTCAAGCGATTTTTGGAATCACATGGTCACGGACGCAAAGGAAGGCGGAAAATACACTGACGCCGAGTCGAAACTACTCGGCAAGAACGCCACGATGTTCACCGCCGCGGGCGTGGCGGGCAAACTAAGCAACGATCAATTGACGGCGTCGATTGCGAACAGCACAGGCGCGACCGCGAAAGCGGCGGAGGCGGCGCAAACGTTGAGCGAGAAGTTTGAACTATTGAAACAGAAGGCGACGCTCGCGTTCGCCCCGATCGGTGAGGCACTTATCGCGATGGCAATGCAACTGATGAACCTCTTTATGCCTCTGTTAAACGTCATCGGCGACCTCGCATCGAAGTTCGGGGACATACCCGCGCCGCTGCAAGACATCCTTTTAATAGTTGGTTTGATAGTCGCAGGGATCGGGCCGTTGTTGATGCTTACAAGCAAAGTTCTGACCACGTTCGACTCAATGAAAAAGACGCTTGGCGATCTGTCGAACATGGTCGGGCCGCTTGTTCAGAAGTTGACCGGGATCACAATCCCCGGACAAACCGCACCGAAGTCAGGTCTCCCGTCGATCGCATCGTCCGCATGTCCTGATCCTGCTTGCTTTGACAAGGTGCTTCAAAAGACGAACGACGAGAAGGCAGCACTCGGCGATGTTAAAGGCGCAGCGAGTGACATCACTCCCGCCGTTGAGGATACCGGAGACGCAGTTGAGGATGTAGGAACACACGCCGGGATCTTGGGCGGAATCTTTGACAACTTGCCCGGGCCGCTGTCATCAATCGCCGGGATGATCCCGGGAATAGGCTCGGGACTTGGCGAGGCAGGTGTCGCAGCGGAAGGCGTCGCAGGTGGAGTCGCCGGAGGTGCGGAGAGTGGCGGATTAATGGCGGCGGCGATGGGTTTGATCGGGCCTGCGTTGGTTCCCGTCTTGGCAATACTCGCCCCGATCGTGGCATTCTTTGGTGTCCTCTATGCGACCTCGCAAACGTTTAGGACTTCGGTCGGCGCTCTCGTAAGTCAGTTCATGGGCCTCGTTGGGTGGGTCAAAGAACTCGTTGGTGATCTAACGAGCATGAACTTTGGTAAGCTCGGAAGCGACCTGACCAGCGGGTTCTCAAGTGGATTTAATATTATAAAGCAAGACATCATGGGCTTCCCGGGAATGATGGTCACAGCACTCGGGGAGGCAGTCACGTCGATCGGCGGCATCGCTGACAAGATCGGCGGCATGTTCATGGGCGCGTTCAACGCCATTAAAAATGTTGATTGGGGCGGAATGGTGAACGGGCTGCTCACCGCGATCGACAACGTCTTGACCGGCTTGCTCAACTTCGATCCGACCCCAATGATTAACAACCTGATAAACGGGATCGGCGCAGCGTTCGATTCACTGTTCGGCGGCGGCGGGGGATCGGCTACAAGTCCGACGGGGACGAAAGTCTCGGGCGGAATGAGCAAAGGATTATCGGCGGGGGTTGCCAAGGCAGGCCCGGACATCCTCGGCAAACTCGGCGACGTCTTTATCAAACTGCTCGAGCTTGTCCCGACGATATTCTCCAAGATCGCAATAGCATTATTCACCGCATTATCAAAGGTCGATTGGGGGCAGGTATTCGGCAAGTTAGGCGGCGCATTGGCGGGCGCATTCGGCGGCATTAATTGGGGAAGTGTGCTCGGAGGAGTATTCAAGACTCTCGCCGCGTCAGCGGTTGCACTCGGCACGGCGCTACTCAACGCACTCAAGGCGGTCAATTGGTTGCAGATCTTCACACTGATATTCGTCACCTTGAAGTTCTTTGGACAAGCGATCATCAATGCGTTTAAGGCGATTGATTGGGGCTCGGCATTCTCCAAGTTAGGCACGGCATTGACAACACTCGGGGGCAATATCGTCGACGGGATGAAGGACATCGGAACGAAGGTTTGGGGATGGCTCACACAGATCCCGGGCAAGTTCATAGATGGATTGAGCACGATCGGCGACAAGATTTGGGGATGGATCTCGGGGCTGGCATTGAGAGAGATCCAAGGGTTCGCAACTATCGGCGACTTCATTTGGAATCTTATAAAAGACCTGCCGCAAAAGTGGATTAACCTCCTCACCACGATCGGAGACTTCATTTGGTCAAAGCTGTCGCCGTTGCCAATGCAGTTTATAAACGGACTCGAGACAATCGGCTCGAAAGTGTGGAGCTGGCTGCAAGGTGTTCCCGGACAGTTCATAAACGGACTGAGCGGCATTGGTTCCTCGGTTTGGGGGTGGTTGTCAGGAATCCCGGGACGACTCATAAGCGGACTGAGCGGCATTGGTTCCTCGGTTTGGGGGTGGTTGCAGGGAGTTCCGGGTCAATTCATATCAGGACTGAGCGGCATCGGAAATTCAATTTGGGGATGGATCAGCGGACTCCCGGCCCGATTCATAAACGGATTGAGCACGATCGGGACACAGATCGGGAGTTGGATACAATCAGGAATAAGCGGCTTTGGTGCGTGGCTTATGACCGCGGCGCAAGGGTTTATCGGCGGCTTGCCCGGCGCAATTCAAGGCGCAGTGAGCGGCCTTGGTGCGTGGTTAATGACCGGCGCACAGGGATTCTTTGGAGGGATTCCGGGCGCATTTGAGGCCGCACTTGGTCAAGTCTCATTTGACACACATATTCCCGGTATAGGTGTCGTTCATCTCGCGGAGGGTGGATACTTCCCGGGAAGGCCCGGCGGTTATTATGCAAACATTGGAGAGGAAGGCGATGAGCTGGTCTTGCCGCGAAAATACTTCGGCAGCGTTGACCCGTCGGTATTGGCTGCGTTCGGAGTCAGCTCAGTCGGCCCGGTTTCGACACCGACAGGCGTGAACCTTCCGGTTGGGTCGGTCAACACCTCGGCCGCAACGTCGTCACAGCCTCAAACAGTGCATAACCATAAGTGGTATGTCTCAGTCGACTCGGAGAACATCACGCGCAAGATCTTCAAGTCGATACAAGATCTCGAGGACTATAATCACATCGGGGCGATTTGATGGAGCAATGGATACTTAAAACGGCGTGGGACTCGCAGGAATATATGTTCAACACTGAGAACACGCCGGGCGATTGGTCTTACGATTCCCGCTATCATCTACTCAAAGGCGCATACGGACACCACGGGATGCCGCGGACATATACATCCGATGTGATCCCAAACATCGCAGGCGAGGAGCTCCGCGAGGAACTTATCGGGAAGCGAGAGCTCTACATGCCGATACGGATTCAAGGATACACGGCAGCCGAGCGGGAACTCAACAAGCAACTACTCCGAAAGTCACTCTCCTATGCTCAGAGCGTTATTGAGTTACAGATCACCAATGAACTCGGTGAGACGCGGAGTTGCTTCTGTAAGTATGAGAGTGGATTCGAGCTCTCTCCCGATGATGCGAACCGCAGCTTCCAATCGATGAATATCCCGTTAAAGATGGTTGCGTTCGATCCTTACTTCTATGACATCGCCGGGAACGCAATCGTGCATGTGACAGCTTACGAGGCTCCGGTCAATCTATTCTTTGATTCTAATCCGTGGTTCTGTTCTCCGTGGCGACTCGCGTCGTCAGCGGTTGCGCGGGATTGGGTCGTCTTTAATGATGGCGATGCCGACGCATACCCGGTTTGGACAATCGCAGGCCCGGGAGTCGCCCCGTCACTTATGAACGTCACGACCGGCGAATCGTTCCTACTCAATTACACTCTCACCGTCGACGAAGTTGTCACGATCGATATGCGCGAGGACGGTGCGACATCGCACACGGTCACGTCAGTTATGCCCGATGGCACGACGACCAACCTCCGCAAGTTCATGGATGCAAATCAGCGCGATATGTGGGCTCTCATTCCGGGGCCGAACGAGATCTCCCTCGAGATGGATGGAGGCGCAGGCGAGGCACTTGTCACATTTACATTCTTGCAGCGGTTTGAGGGCATCTAATGGGAATCTCCAACCTCGTCGACGCTGACTGTCAAGTAGTCGTGCGGGATATAAACCTCGAGGACAACGGCGAGATCCGTAACCTTGTCGACTTCACCTGTACAATCACACTCAACGACGTCTCGAGCTGGCAAATTGATATGCACACTGAGGACTACATGGCGCTCAACTCCAACGGCCACACGTTTAGCCTTGGCGACGGCATTATGTTCCTGCGTGACAACGTGCAGATAATGACCGGGCCGGTGATGCTCACAAAGACGCACTATATCACAGGGATGCGAACGACGTCGATATTCGGAGGCTGTGATAATGCCTATCTCGCCGCGAGAGTGTGCTATCCCCGAGTTTCGGGAATGATCCTCGACACTGACGGCTGTTATCGGTTCACTGACAAGGTCGTCGCCGAAGGACTGACGACGACGATCGACACGACCGCAGTCGTCGCACAACCGAACCTTATTGTCACCGATGCGAGCGGATTCTTGCCCGGGGCGACGGCGACGGTCGCAACCGCAGGCACAATCGCCGGAACGTCATTCGTGATCGCCGCGATTGACTACACGACCAACACACTTATAGCGGCAACAAACTTCGGCAGGGCGCATCCCGCCGGAACATTGGTGACGCAAACCAACACGAAAGGCGCAATCGTCGACAATCCCGCATACTTGGGATTCGATACACGGAGCGGCCCGGCCGAAACCGTCATGAAAGAGCTTGTTAATTACAACGCCGCGGCGGGCGCATGCGTGGATCAGTTCGGCCCCCGGGCAATCCCAAACCTTGTCATCGAGACGAACTTCGGCCGGGGAGCCAACGTCGTCGTCAACTCGCGGGGCGAGAACTTACTGTCTCAGATACAAGACACAGCGATCGCAGGCGGCGTCTATTTCTACGTTACACAGAACGGCACGAAGCTCGAGTTTGAAGTTTACACCGGAGCCGACCTTACCAATGATGTGATATTCTCGACCGACTCCGGCACGCTCGCAGAATATGAATACACCATTGGGCTTCCGACAGCGAACATGGTGATCGGCGTCGGGCCGAATGCAGGGGTCGATAAGATCATGCTCCCCTCGGCCGACCCGATCTCAATTAAACAATACGGCCGGTTTGAAGGATGGGAGAGCGCAACCACAGGACAGGCAAGCGACACTCCGGCGGAGATCAACACGAACATGGCAGCGACGAATCAGATCGCTCTTTTATCAGAGGCGTATAATGCACAGCTCACGCTCACGATACAAGAGACCGATCAGATCCGCTTCCCGCGAGACTTCTATGTCGGCGACACTGTTTGCGTTATGATCGGAGACGAACCGATTAATCAGGTCGTCACGAATCTCAATTACTCAGTTCCCGCCGGAAGCGGCAGCGCATCAGGATCGGCGGCCTTGGCATTTAGCAAGAGACAACAAACCCGCGTCATGCAACAGATCGGAGTGCAAGGCGATTTGATCCGACAGCTTATGCTTAACGCGAGGTGAAAGTAATGTCAGAACTTCGTATAATCTGCATGGGCGGGACGATCAGCGACATAGGATGGCTTGCGAGCCACGGAGTTGATGAAGCGGGCGTCGTCACGTATGACACATCGACAATCCCCGATCCCTCGTTTATCCACAACGCAGGGATCACGACCGCAACGTGGAATCCTTTTAACACGGAAGGCAACAGCGCCTTAACACCGGGCGATCAGTTTGGCGGCGTGATCGCTGCGGCTAAAAACTTGGGATGGGATCTGATCGCAGGCGCAGGATTAAGCGGCGACATAACTCGCGTGCTGAATAACTATATGTGGGTTTGTAACTATGCCGGAATAGGCGGAGACGACTACGACGGCGTTGGCAACGGTCAGATCAATGCGTACGCCGCACCTTGGAGCCATCCGATAGACGGGAAGCACGTTGACTATATCCAAACGTGTGTCAACGGCTGTGATCCGACACCGGCCTCGACGATTAACCAAATGATAAATGCATATAACGCGGGAGCGAACGAAGTCGGGATTCTTATTAACATGACGTCGTGCATGAACCTCGGCCTCGCGTGGTACATCAATCTAATCGACACGGCAAGATCGCAGGGCGTTCCGTGCGATAACGTCCTCTATTACTGCGGAGTTGGATACGATATTTGCTCACTTGTGCAAAACGATTTCGGTATAACCTTCCGGGGACTTATTGACCATTACGGCGTCAGATATGGGATGAGAGGCACATGACTCAGTATCTTCACTACCTGTTTAATCAAAACTCGGCAACGATAAAGAACTATGGCGCGGCGGCTGCCGGTTCGTATGATGGACAAGCCGTTCGCAATCAATACGGCACGAACTCAAAGGGTCATCCTATTTGGGGGCCGATGACCGGGGCAAAGGATGGGATAGTCGTTCCGAGCGGCATAAGCAATCCATATCAGCACACATGGCAAATTGGATTAAATATCGCCCGTTGGTGGCCGGTCAACGGTGTCGTGGACGGTATGCTCGTTGGTAACGATGGCAAGCTTTGGTCGGCCGCTGACGATCAATTTTATGGCTATATTCATGAGGGGTGTTCTTGGGACGGAAGCACCTTGACTCAACTTGGCTACTACTTTTTGACCGTTGAAATACAAGGCGCGAGCTATTTGGATGTTGAGTTCTACCTCGGTGTTGGTGCGAACCGACCTGTCAAGATACAGCCCGACTCTCCGGGCAACGAGGGGGCATTGTATCAGGGATTTAGCAACGCGAGCTTAAAGTTGAATACTAACTACTACATGCAGATCGCCGTGTCCTCCGACGGGCCGACTTCGGGCGCTTATGTTATTGGGAACTGTACAGGCCCGGGATGCAACGACGCATCAAATTGCGGCGGGTTCCCGTGCGGGGCGTATATCTATTCGTGGAGAGAGGACAACACCGTTCTCGATCTCGCAGGCGGCGGCAACTGGGCGGATGACGTCGGACTTTGGACAGGGAGCGCCGTGCCTGCGACTCCAAACGCAGCCGTCGCAGCGGTCGTAAAGTGTCCATGTAAACATATATGGTGTGGAGTAACGGGCGCACCAACAACGTCGCTCTACTCGAAAACAGTCAACGTCAACGATTCCGTCAGTATCAGCGGAGCGCAAGGGTGGGTCACACAAGCCGGAGGATGGATCGCAAACAAACCGGACGCAACCACAATATCGATTGTGCAAAAAGATCCGGCGGGGAACCTCACAACAATCGGGACGGTCAAGCCGAATGCTAAGGGCAATTTCAGCGCCACAATTCCAAGTCCCAAAAAGACCGGCGTGTATCACTATAACGCAAAAGGAGCCTCGGGCAATTGGGGACACGACATCGTTATAACTTGGGGCGGTATTGTGAGCCTCACCTCGGCAGGATGGGAAGGTTCAACTCCGGCGGCCTGCGTTCCTGACGCCAACGAACTCGCCGTCTTTATACGCGGAACCGATAGCAAGATCTATTTCAAACAACAAGAAAAGGGCGTTTGGGGCGTTTGGAGGGGCATCGGCGGTTTGGCATACTCCGGGGCCGGAGTTGGCGTTGCATCATGGGGCGCGGGTCGGATGGATGCGTTTGTCACTGGCTACAACAACACGGTATATTATGCCAACAACGCGAGCGGGTGGATATGGACAAGCATCGGCGCAATCAGCACGTCGTCAGTATGTGCCGTATCGGATCAATTAAATCATGTCATGGTGCTTGCACGCGGCAGCGATGGCGCGTGTTGGTATAAGCTATGGAATGGCAGCGTTTGGGGCGATTGGATAAGCCTCGGTGGAGGGATGCTCGCAAATACCGGCCCGGCAGCGTGTTCACGCGGAGCCAATCTATTCGACGTATTTGTCACGGGGACAAACGGGGCCGTCTACCATAAGTCCTACTCGGGCGGCGTTTGGACATCGACATGGGAGGATCTCACGGCCGGAGGATTCCAAACGACGGCATCGGCGGCAGCTGCCGCACAGTCAAGCACGCAACTCGCCGTCTTTGCACAGGGATCAAACGGCCATCTCTACATGCTCGAGTGGAATGACGGCGCTTGGGACGCAGCATGGCTCGAGTTAGGTGGACAGCTCGCAACAGGAACCGGTCCGGGCGCGTGTTCCGACGGGACAAACTATCATGTCTTTGTCACCGGAACGGACGCACAGGTCTATCACACATACGGCAACGGCTCAGTGTGGTATGCTTGGGAGAACCTCGGCGGCAAGGATTCGATCGACGCGAGCGAACCGGCAGCGCAATCAGGTGGGATTATCCCAACCGGGACGGGCGGCGCACCCGGGGGGCCGATAACAACTCCGCCGTCACCGCAAGACCTAACGCTCGTTCCTATAACTCCGGTTCCGACGGCGATGCCTGCCGGGATCAGCGTCGTACTTCGCGACCATAAAAAAGCACCGCCGACAGGAGGCACTTAAAAATGACAGAAAGTTCTTTTCCATTCGATATAACGGCAATGAACGAGGATATGTGGGCTCAAATGGCTCGTTATTGGATGCCGACCGGCGTCATGGCGATCCCGCAGGATGTAGTCAATCAACTCGCAGTTACGACGACCGGAGGCGCAAACCGACAGATATTGATCGATAGCGGTTCGGCGTGGGTTCAGGGGTTCTTTTATTCAAACGATGGGATTCCACAGTTGTCGCTCAATCCGGGAGTGAACACTAGCTTGGACGGCTCTCGAGCCGACCTGATCGTCCTTGACCTAAAATGGGGGGTTGGCGCAGCCATCACAGTGAAGATTATGCCCGGAACTGCGGGCTCTGTTTATCCCGCAGGCAACGGGTCACTCAGCGGGACGCCAATGCCGCCGACTCCGACCCAAGTGTATCAGTCGGAATGGCAAATCCCGCTCGCGTGCGTTACAGTTCCGTATAACGCCGCCACGCTCACGCAAGCGAACATACGTGACATGCGGAACTTCGTCAACGGCGGAACAGCCAAGTCAACGACCTACACCATCGCCGCCGACAACGCATCTCCGCTTGTCCGTGCGAACGCTGACGCAGTCATACCGGCAGGATATAAGCATGCTGAGGACATCATAAACGCGGCTCTTGTCGAAGTCTCACCGGGCGGTAGCTATGGTGGTCTTGGTCGTGGAGGCGGTACGGTTACGTTATCTGAGGGCGACTTTTACACAGGCGGCCCGATCAATATGCCCGGGTCGACCAATCTCAAAGGGCTCGGTTGGGGGACGCGCATCTATTCGGCCGGAGGCGCAAACCCGGCGATCCTGCTTGATCATGTTAATTGGTGCTCAGTGGCCGAGATGTTTATCGATGGCGGCGGGACAGCTCCCGGTCGGGGCTCATTCCCGGCAGTTGTCGCGGGCTCAAATGCAATCACCGTCAATGATGGGATCTTAAACACGTTCAAAGACCTCTATATCAATGACTGCTCGGACACAGGGATCTTTATCAATAGTATAAGCTCCGGCGACACCTCATTCGGCCATCGAATCGATCGGTGCTATATCGGGAACTGTACGGTCGGAGTTTGCACGTCCGGCTCACAGGGAATCATCACCAAGAATCAGATCAAATACAATAAGATCGGGATGCAACTCGTCGGAGCGACGGGATCGATCGGGGCGTCGGCAAACGTCATCAACAATAACACGATCGGGTTTAATTGGTGGGATGGACTGCAACTGAGCAGCTCGACAACGGGAAGCCTCACGGTGTATCGTAATAATATCCAAAATAACCACTTTAATTCAAACGGTATCGATGCCGACAACACTCATGCACATATCCTTATGTTTGGTCAGTTGACACAGGGCAATTTTATCACCGGAAATAACTTTTGGACTGAGAACGGCGTGGCTCAAAAACCGGACTATGGGATCTACATGGACAACCTTGTCAACGCCAATATAGTCACCAACAACGAGGCATGGTATGCCGCACGCAACTCGGCGTTAAACATCAAATGTACATTTGCAGGCGGATCAAACGTAAATCCAAATTGGATCAGGTTTAACCGGAGCCAATGCTCCGCACCGAACGGCTCGAGTTACGACGCATAATACCATGGCAGGCAATGATAAGAAGCACCGAGGGACAGAACGTCGAAAGAAGAAACGCCGACGTAGAAATAGAAAAGTAAATCAACGCTCAGTCTAATTGCCTAACGGAGATTGAAATGTCTTTAGAAGAACGATTTTGGTCTAAGGTCGAAGTGACAGGACATAGGGGTTCATGTTGGTTGTGGACTGGCAATACTCGCAAAGGTTACGGCAGAATTTGGGGTGGTGGACGGTTACAAAGCGCACACAGAACGGCGTATGAATTGACGGTTGGTAAGATTCCTAATGATATGCTCGTTTGTCATACGTGCGACAATCCGGCGTGTGTGAATCCCGAGCATTTGTTCTTAGGAACTAAAAGCGATAATGCATTTGATTCGGTAAATAAAGGGCGGTGGTGCATTGAAAACGGGGAAGCATGTCAATTTAGCAAGCTGACTTGGGTGCAAGTAACTGAGATACGACGATTATCTGATACCGGATTGTCTCAACGTGCAATCGCTAAGCGGTTCGACGTTACTCAAGCAAATGTATGGAGTATATTACACGATAAGACGTGGCTACAAAATTAACAACGGGCGGAAAAGACTTAGAAAAAAGCGAGCGAGGAAAAAACATGACGCCGAGGAACGGACACAATTCTTACAGATATGAAAATAGCATGGCGTTTAGGATGTCGCAGGCGGAACACGCGCTCCAAGAGAACGAGAAGCTCCTCGACGGCCTCCGGCTCGACAAAGTGGCTCAGGACGGAATCAACGCACTCGTCAAAGAGCAGCTTGAGACACTCAAGCAACAACACAAACGCACCGACACAGAGGTCGAAAAGATCACTGACAGCCGCGAAGGGATGCTTAGGGTGCTCAACGACCGAATGAGCCGCATTGACGAAAGTCTTGATGAGAAGATAAACCACATTGACGAGGCGCTCACGAAGGAGATGGCTCTGCTTGGTGAGAAGTTTGAAAAAAACCTTTCGGGGCTCTCTCAACAATTCACCGACTTTGCATCCGCAAATAAAACGTGGTTAATTGGGGTTATGCTGACGGTGATAATGGCGATGCTATTTATTATTTCGTCGAGGTTCATACCATGACTGATGTCACCATAATCACCACTTGCGTCGGAGCGACGCAAATCGACGGCGCGGATTGCTCAGAAGTATTCCAAGTTGTCGATCCGACGGTTCAATATGACCCCGGTTGTTACCCGGAAGTGGTCGAGG